GGAATTCGAAAAAGTAGCAAACCCACAACAATCAAACTCATATGAAGATGACCGTTTCTGGAAGATGGAACGTGATAAAGCTGGTAATGCCACAGCAGTCATTCGCTTCCTACCACGTGTAGAAGGTGATGAACTTCCATGGGTTAAGATATTCTCTCATGGCTTCAAAGGACCAACGGGTAAATGGTACATTGAGAACTCACTCACTACACTAGGTCAGAACGATCCAGTCGGTGAACTCAATACAAAACTATGGAACTCTGGTTCAGATGCGAATAAAGAGATCGCAAGATTACAAAAACGTAGATTGCATTTCATCTCAAACGTTCTAGTCGTATCAGATCCTAAACATCCAGAAAATGAAGGCAAAGTAATGCTATTCAAGTATGGTAAAAAGATCTTTGATATGATCATGAACAAGGCTCGTCCTACATTTGAAGATGAGAAACCAGTCAATGTATTTGATCTATGGGAAGGTGCAAACTTCAAGATCCGTATGCGTACGGTTGAAGGTTATCCTAACTATGACCAATCAGCATTCGCTGAACCAACTCCAGTAGCACCAAGTGATGAAGCTATCTTAGCTGTTGCTAATAAGCAAGTTAAACTAGCAGAGTTTCTTGAAGCTAAGAACTTTAAGAGCTATGAAGAACTTAAAGCTAAGTTGGATTCAGTATTAAGTGGTGATGGTCAAGTTCCTACAGCAGAACAGCTTACTAATGAGCCGTTACCTGTAGCAGAACCTAGATCATTTGCTTCTGCTCCTCCACCTAATGTAGGTGGTATGACTATTACTAAAGCTCCAGAGATCAACGAAGATGACGAAGATGTAATGTCATTCTTTCAAAAAATAGCTGACGAAGCTTAATCCTAAGGTTTGGGGAGTACCTTTAAAAACCCTATTTTTACACACAACACACAAAGGAGAAATAAAATGGCTAATAAAACACCATTTGAAATTAGATTAGAAGTACTTAAGATGGCGCAAGATCTTTATATGAGTAATTGGTATGCTAATAAAGATAAGGCTCAAACAGAGTATCAAACTAAGTTTCAGATAGCTGAAAGGGATGGAGTTAAGTTCGATGAAGAACTTGAAGTTCCTCCATTTCCAAGCGAGGTTGATATTATTGCAAAGGCTGAAAAGCTGAATGCTTTTATAAGTAATACGAAGTAAAAAGAAAGGGAGCGAAAGCTCCCTTTTTTATGAGGCGAACCTAGACCTATAGTAGTTCTTTATAGTACTGTCTTGATTTCGTATGTTGACTTTCATCAGATTATTCTGTGTTTGTCTTGTGATGGTAGTTGGTGCAGATACGATGTTAGTTGAAGGTGTTGCAAATGGATACATTGCAGCTTCTTGGTTATCACCAGACTGTTGATACACTGCATCTGCAGCTTCAGGAGCTGGAGTTATAACTTGATCAGGTTTAACTTCAATAGCTGGAGCTGTTACAGGCTGTGGAGGAGTTGCCTTTTGTGTTTCATTACTTGCAAAACTTGCAAACGGTTTCCATGGACCAGCTTCAAACTTCTTACCAAACATTGAGAAGTTTATTCCTGGTATCTCAATCTTAGATAACCATTCAGTAACGTTTTCAATTAACTTCTTGACTGTATCTATAGGATGGAACACCATGTCAACAAAGTTTTTAAACATATCTTCGAATGAGAATGAATCAAGGAATTTAGATACAGCTTTTAGACCAATTGCATTTAATGCAAGTGAAATCCCGTCTTTAATTAGATCAAAGAATCCAAAGATGAAATTTCCTATTAAACCTTTAATAGCACCAGCTATAGCTCCCATGATACCTTCTTTTTTATAGCCTTTAATGGCTCCAGTAATAGTATCAAATACCGCAAAAAATATACCTACTAGTTTGAATACTCTACCGAATGCTCGCGCAGATTTTATAAAGACTCTACCAATTTTACCAAATGATTCAAACGCTCTTGATATGCCGCTAAATATTGACATAAATGATTCAGCTTTTATAAAAGTTTTTACTATTCTATAAGCATTTTTAAACGTCTTATTGATATAACTAAAAGTGCCTTTAAACATTTCAAAGAAGTTGCCTACTTGTTTTCCAGCTAATTTAAAATCTTTTACCAAACCTTTAACCCATTTACTTTCAGCGATGTTCTTAAATACGTTAGATACCGGTTTAAAGAAATCACCTATTTGTTTTCCAGCCAGTTTTAAATCTTTTAATAAGCCTTTCCACCATTTTTCAAATGATTTATAAAGCATAGTTTTTAATTTGCTAGGTGTTAATGCACTAATTATATCTTTAACTAATTTAGCCCATGTCCTAAGAGCAGCGATAGCTGCAGCAGCAGCTACAGCCAATACTTTTAGCCATGAGAATCCCTCTTTCATTGTCTTCTCTTTAACTAGTAAACCATCACGGATCTCTTCTAATAGGAGTAACTCTTTACTCTTAAAATCTTTATCTTCGATATCTTGTTGACTTAAGTCATTCTTAGATTGAGCCGGAGCTTGTTTCCTAGAACCTTTTATAAATCCAGATAGAATACTTGTACTATTCTCAATAGCCTTTGTCATCTTAACTATGTTCTTATTAAGACCAATATTTAAAGACGTATTAATCTTCTTAAGTTCTGATAAGATCTTATTCTCAGCAGGCAAAGGAGCATCAATAGGAGGTATATTACCTAACTGTGATCTTACAGTAGAGCTTAAGCCTGAAAGTTTCTCAGACTGTTGCTTCTGTAAGATATACTCTAATGATAGTGATGGATCTTTTTTAGCCATTATCGGTTATTTTCCTGTCTCTGTTTCTCTTCTTCTAAGTACTTAATTAACATAGCAACGTAGATATCTCTCTCAAATGGTATCATGTTCTCTAAGTCTTCTAAACTATAATGATGATACTGCATTAAAGCGAAGTTCATCTTATAGAAGTTATGCAAAGACTCATGAGAGAGATTAATTAAAAAAAACTGTTTAAACCCTCTAATACTTTATGATGAGCCGTACCACATACTGGACAATTATAGTCTACAGCTTGTGACATCTTAGGCATAGTCTCAAAGAACTTCTGAACCTTTTGGAACTGATCTGATGATAAGTTATTAAGGAACTGTAATAGCTCTTCTTTACTTTGCTCTTTAGCATGATAAACTTGTGTAGAGTCATATACAGAATCAATACATTCTATGATGACGTTAAACGCTTCATCAAGGTTTGCATTATCAATGTTCTGTAGTTTATTGATGACATCAATGGTTGGATATTTCATCAACACACCTACATCATCAAATAACTCGATCTTATTAGTATGCTCTGGGTTCTTAGTAACTTCAATCTTTGATAAGTCCACCTCAACCTTAGCAACAGCCTTTTCATCTGTACATGTATCACACTTAATCAGTAGCTCTGTGATCTCGCCTACAGACTTTGCTCTGATCTGTGTAAACACATACTCGATATCAAACGTAGCGAACGTCTCTACATCTGTGTTATCTTTAAGGCATGACTTAATCACCCCTTTAAGAGATTCAACCATTACTTTTGGATCCTCTGATTGCTGAGCTAAGAGTAATGACTTCTCTTCTTTAATTAAAAACGGTCTATACTTAACTTCTTTACCAGTTGATGGTAACACCAGTGTATAGGTTGGTGTATTATTAATAGGCAATGCCATACTATTCTCCTTTAGTCATGTCTTTAATCATCTTACTCAATTCACTTGTAGATCCCACAAATATTGCGTTATTATTAGTGACTTGTTTATTTGGTTGGCCTTCAGCGTTAGCTTTAGGGGTATCCAACTTCTGTTTACGTTCACTTAATGCTAACAGTTGTTCGTTAGTGTCAGCCAATTGTTTCATTAAGTTACCTACTACTTCAAATGCTCTTGGATGCTCAGACTGTTTGGCTATCTCTAGCGCATGATACAGTGCATCTTGTCCTTGATTCAATAATTTATGTAGATTATTACGAGCAGAATCATAGTCATAGTTGACGTTCTCTTCTACCTTATTAGAAGCAGGGACAATCTCTTGTCCCATACTTGCAACTTCGCCTGGTTTAAGAGGCTCTACATCAAATATCTTTGATAAATTGTCATCAGCTTTCATAATAATACCTTTATATTACGTAATCTTACGTGTTGGTGTTACTCTACCAGTATCTGCTGGAGGATCAGCACCAAATACTGGAGGTGCAGGATCAGGTTCATTTACAACCATTGGCGCTTGGGTTGGGAATGACGGTCTTGGCGGCGGAACGGCCGCCTCAGACTTTTTTGATGCTGAGTATGCATTAGCACCAAAGAAAGCTGCGACTAAAGCTGAGATAGCTACAAAGTATGTAGGAGCAATATTGCCAATGATCTTAGCTGCATCATCTACATCTAAATAAGACGCAATAACTATAGTTACTGGATAGAGCAACATACCCCACAGAGCGAACCATGTCATCTTACGCATAGCATCTCGCTGAGCGTCTTGATCTTCAAGCTCTCTACGTTTGAATTCTAAATACATAGCAAGCTCTTCGCTGCTGACGTATCCGTCTCCGTTTGTATCTGCTTCTTTTAAATGTTGGTAAGCATTACTACTTACGCCTTGTTTTATATCTGCCATTTGTTTTCCTTAAACTAGTATGCTTCCTTGACCAATAGAAGCGGTTTCTGATGAGAATAACGAAGCTCTACCTTGCTCAAATGAGTTAAATCCTGTTTGGAAGCCATCAAAGTTGGTAAAATATGTACTTGGTATTTTTAAAGCATCACCGAACAATCCATTAGCTAAACCATTATTATTTGTATTATTAGTAGTGGCTGATTCATTTTTAGATGTAGTAACAGAGCTTGATATCCAATACTTATAGTTCATGCTTACAGTCATCTTCATGACTTCTTTATCAGCATAGTCTAATGTTATAGGGTTTATAGTCTTAGGATAGCATTGGTATAACACTACTTGATACCTATTCTTATCTGCTATGTCAAACACGTCTATCGTTATGTTAGTCGTATAATCTTTATAATAATTAAATGTTCTTGTTTGTGGATTTTGTATAGCACCCATCCAACCATCAAACATCCTCTTAACATGCATTGAGTTATCTACATAGAAACTCATGTTGATATTATCGAATAGCTTATTAAACGGCATCTCTCTATACTCACCAAAAGTCTTAGCTTGTGTAGTCTCAAGAGTCATACCAGGCAAATTAACATTATC